TCGCGCGTGGTGCGCTTCCTCGGCAACGCCTGGCCCGACCCGAGCCTGGGGGCCTCGGTCTGGTCCGACAGCGTGCTCTTGGCGCTCTACGACGCCATCCACGCCGTGGCGCTGACCATGGCCGGCGCCACGAGCCTGATGCATGAGGCCAAGGTCGACGTCGTCACGGTGCCGAACCTCTCCGAGCACCTCTCTTCGGCCGACACCACGGCGCAGCTCTCGGCACGGTTCGCCTATGCGTCCGCCATGAAATCGATCAACAACCTGCTCTTGCTCGGCGACGGCGAGAGCTGGGCCAGGCAGCGGATCGACTTCGCCGGCCTGCCCGAGATGGTCAGGACCTTCCTGCAGGTGGCGGCGGGTGCCGCCGACATTCCCGTGACGCGGCTGCTTGGCCAGTCGCCGGCCGGGCTTTCGGCGACGGGCGACAGCGACACGCGCAACTACTACGACATGGTGTCGGCCCGCCAGGAGATCGACCTGCGGCCGCAACTGGAGCGGCTCGACCGGCTGATCCTGCGCTCCGAGGGCATCGACCCCGCGGCGCTCAGCTTCGCGTTCCGGCCGTTGTGGCAACTCGACGCCGCCGCCAAGGCCGATGTGGCGCTCGCCAAGGCGCAAGCCACCCAGATCTACGTCGGGCTCGGGCTGTGGCCGGCCGAGACCACGGCGCGGCTCGTCGAGTCGCAGCTGATCGAGGAGGGAGTCTACCCAAACGCGCAAGCGATCTTCGCGGAAGCGGGGCAAGCAGACACGGCCGACCCAGAGGACGCGAATGGCGGGGCTCCGAGCGGTGGGGTCCTGGATTTCTTTCCGGCCCAACCCCGCGATCCCCAGGGGCGATGGACTGCCCGGGGTGGCGCGGGCGGGGAAAAGCCGTATGCTGGTCCTCATGCACCCGACGGAACTCCAGTTACTCCGGCGGCTTCGGCGGACGATCCGCAGGGGCTAAAGATCGCCAAGGCTGCCGCGAACGCCGCTGGTCTGGATAGAAGACAACAAAGAATTTTCCACGACGCGATCACCGGCCAAGGCATAACAGACTATCAAGAGCTGCTATCGATTGCGCTCAGTGTCAAACGAGGTGAGTATCCATGACTAAACAGAGGCAGGTTATCGCTGAGGAAGCGCGTAATCTATTTGCACCTCTCATTGGAGAGTACGTGTGGTTCGTCCGCTGTGGAGAGAGTCGAATTTTGCGGATGGAATTTGGCAAGCCTCATCTCGTAGTCCAGGGTCCGATAAACGGTTCGACTTCGGTCGATAAGCCAGTTAACCCAGCTCTGAGCCGACGTGTCGTCGTCCCCACGGGACAGTGGAGCCTGTTCATCGATGACGGTCTGTGGAGTGTAGAGGCATTCGATCTAAAATGTAGCCGTTTCGATCCCGATCAGTCAGAAGTCGATCTCTGTCTCAGTCGACTTAGTGGTCAGAAGCTGATAACAGCCGATGTTTCACAAGACATATACAGTTTGAACATGAAATTTGATATTTCTGGTTTTTTATACGTACAATTTAAACCTGGTTCTCAGGAGAGTAGCCAGTGGATTTTATTCTCGGAAGATGGATGGAATATGTCCTATAATTCTGACGGCACCATAGACATCGAGCAGTATGACAGATGAACCTCAACAGTAAATATATAACATGCCATGATCGATAATTCAAAAACATCGATTTCCACTAAGTCAGTTGCATCATCGTTCATCACAGCTCCAGTGCTGGAAGCGAAGTCGCGCCGCGATCGACCGCGACCTGCTGACCCCTGGTTCGGCGAAGCGGTAAGCTACGACGTGGTGGCATCCGGCCGCGGCACCTTGCGGCTGCATCCCTCGCGCGTGGTGCGCTTCATCGGCAACGCGTGGCCCGACTCGAGCCTGGGAGCCAAGACGCCCTGATCGCCCGAAGCTCCGGTGAGGTTGAAACGCGCGGCCGACAAAGGACGACGGCGCCCATGGCATCACGGTCCGGTTCGTCGCGCCCGCCGAAAGATCTCGAGATCGCGCTGCCGGACGCTTTCCGGTCCCTGTTCCAACGAGCGCGCTACAAGGCTTTCTACGGCGGCCGCGGCTCCGGCAAGTCACATTCGATCGCCACCGCCCTGGTGCTGATGGCGGCCGAGCGGCCGCTGCGGGTGCTGGCGGCGCGCGAAATCCAGCGCTCGATCCGTGACTCGTCGAAGCGCCTCCTCGACGACCGCATCGCGGCACTGGGCCTGACGCGCCGCTACCGCTCGACCGCGGAGGCCATCCGCGGGCGCAACGGTTCGCTGTTCCTGTTCGCCGGCCTACGGTCGAACCCGGAGTCGATCAAGTCCATGGAGGGCGTCGACATTGCCTGGGTCGAGGAGGCTGCCACCGTGTCGCAGCGCTCGCTCGACATCCTGGTGCCGACGATCCGCAAAGCCGGTTCGGAACTGTGGTTCACCTGGAATCCGCGCCATCCCTCCGACCCGGTCGACGCGATGTTCCGCCGCGGGCCGCCGCGGCCCGATGCCATCCTGGCCCGAGTGAGCTACGCCGACAACCCGTGGTTCCCGGCCGTGCTCGACGCCGAGCGGCTTTGGGACAGGTCGCGGGATCTCGAGAAATACGCCCACGTGTGGGAAGGCGCCTATCAGCTCCACGCGGAGACGCGCGTGTTCCGCCGCTGGAGGATCGACAGCCTGGAGGTGCCGGACAGCGCTCGGCCCTATTACGGCGCCGATTGGGGTTTCGCGGCCGACCCCACCGTGCTGGTGCGCTGCTTCCTGTTCCAGGGGCTGATCTACATCGACCGCGAGGCCTACCGGGTCGGCTGCCCGATCGGCGAGATCGGGGCGCTGTTCCGCGGCGTGGAGGGCACGCATGGGGCGAGGGCCTGGCCCATCACGGGCGACAGCGCCCGGCCCGAACTGATCGACCACCTGCGCCGGGAGGAATTCCGTATCAGGCCCGCCAAGAAGGGCAAGAACTCGGTCGAGGAAGGCGTGGCGTTCCTGCAGGACCACGACATCGTGGTCCACCCGGAGTGCCGGCACGCCATCGACGAACTGACGCTCTATTCCTACCGCACCGACCCGCTCACCGGCGACATCCTGCCGGTGCTCGAGGACCGCCACGACCACGTCATCGACGCACTCCGCTACGCGCTGGAAGCCGTGCGACGGGCCGACTACCGCCTGCTCGACGTGGTTTGAAGCCGCGGCAAGCGATTCACATCTCCCATCCTGCGAGCCGCCATGCCTCCAACCTTCACGGCGGGCGTGCGCGACAGCCTGTCGAACCTCGCGGCCTCGCTCGGGGCCGGCAAGGACAAGGCGGCTTACGACAGCTTCGTGCTGTTCGACCTCGACCGGGGCCAGATCGAGGCCATGTACCGGGGCGACTGGCTGGCCCGCAAGGTCGTCGACATCGTGCCCTACGACACTGTGCGCGAGTGGCGCGCCTGGTCGGGCGAGCGCGCCGACGTGGCCCGCATGGAGGCGGCCGAACGTCGCCTCGGGCTGCGCCGCGCCGTGCAGCGCGCGCTGGTGCTGGGCCGGCTTTACGGTGGCGGCGCCGTCATCATCGGCACGGGCGAGACCGATCCGGCCGCGCTGGCCCGCCCGCTCGACCCCGATGCGCTGCCGCGCGGCGCCTTGCGGCTGCATCCCTCGCGCGTGGTGCGCTTCCTCGGCAACGCCTGGCCCGACCCGAGCCTGGGGGCCTCGGTCTGGTCCGACAGCGTGCTCTTGGCGCTCTACGACGCCATCCACGCCGTGGCGCTGACCATGGCCGGCG